ACGCTCCTAGAAATGTATGTATCGGATGTTGGACGCAGGATACATCGGTAATCGTACACTTTGTGCGTTCTTCGTAGATACGCTTTGCGATCGGTTCAAATCGAGTTCCCCATAACAATGCAGGAATTCCAGGTCCATCTCCTGGAGGACGTGGTTCTAACTTACGCATCATGACTTCACGACGTGCAGACTCTGAACCAAAGACACCGTAGACTTCAGAAGCTGTAATCATTTCGCCTCTCTTTGCGTGCCATCCGTCGGTGCGTTGATCGTTCGAGCCATACATTCGCAACACACGCTCGTAGCATCGGTCTCTTTGCCACAGTCGTCCGACTTCGCCGAGCATGATTCGGTCGACGAGGGTGAATATGTGTCGTTTGAGTACAGTGTAGGAGAGTCTCGGTTCAAGGGTCTTGCAAAAGAGGATAAAATGTTTGAGTCTGTGATTAAGATGTGTATAGGGTCGGTTGTCGAGCAGCCATTCTCGGAGGCGCTCTTCCATTGATCACTCTTCTGCGTCGTCTCCGAAAGTCCGTTTTCAATCATAGACCACTCTCCTTTGCCATACTGCGGAACTTCCATTCCTTCCAATAGCTTCGTCTCGTTGATAAGTTTGAGTTTCATAGCCTCAATGGTTTCACCAAGTTCTTGGGTAAAGGGTTGAATGTCTACAAGTTCGACTCCCAAATGTGAACTAAAGACTGCACTCATGAAGCTTTGTTATATTCTTGTCTAACCCATTTTCAATGAACCAACGCAGTTCTACTATGGAGATTCAAAGCAAAGAGCAACTTGTATTACATCGCTTATCAATGTTTTACAGTAATCCTACGGTCCTCGAACGAGTTCGTGCAATTATCGCAGGTGAATCGCAAGTCAGTTTGAGACTGATCGACTGGTTTGTGACCAATTATGCGAAGAAGCACAATGTTTCTTATACAACCACTACTGGACGTCATGTCATTGTGTATCTGGCCTACAAGTCACACTTGAAAGCGTATAGCAAAAAGATGTTTGATCCCTTCTGTCGTTGGAAGCGCATTCAGTTTATGGAGATGAAGACAACGGTCGGTCAACTCAGCTTTTTCGAATGGGCCATTCAAGACGATGTGCTCGCATACATTGATACTCATTTTGCAGAAATTCAAAAAGATATGGACGATTGTTCAACGGTTCTTACCAAGACAGAGGGACAGACTAAACGACATGAACTCTCGCGTTCAGCCACCAAGACCATCTGTCGACATGATGTTCGCGTTTCAGTATCATTCGCATAAACTTGAGAGTGAGTAATGCTTTCAAGAACCCACCTTGGATTTCTATACACAGACATAGGAACTGGAATTACAGAGAACGATTTGGATGTCATTGCAGACAGTTGGGATATGGATGGACGCGAAGTCTATCGAGGAACACGTGATCCACGATACACTCACGCAAATGTACATTGGTTGTACGATGATAGCTTAGAACGAGTTGGTTGTGTAGAGCATTCACTCAAAGACCATGCAATCTTTAACATCCTTTGGTTCAAGGATAACGATTTTGGAACTCTGCTTCAAGAAGATGATTGGGAATCCACACAGGATATTTGGTCTTACTTTCCACGACCAGTCTTTGATCGATTTATTAATGAAGAATGGACTACACCAGAACATGTGTTGGAACAGTGTTTGTATGGAGATGTTCGTGTAGTGACACTTGATACACTTTTGGATATACCCACAGTCTATACATGTCAAACCTGTGGACTCAAATCATTTCAACCAAAAGAAGGATGCACAATGACTGCAGAACGTCTTGACTTCCCAGACTTGAAAAAAGTATTCTTTATAGACGAGGATTTAGTCGTCTACGTTCCACCTAGGTCTTCACGTGTGTGGCTTATAGTACAGCCCCAGCTACACGACGGCGGTTCTTTGCAGGTGCAGGTGCAGGAGCCGCAACCACTGGTGGTGCAGACGGTGTCTCTACATACGGAACCTCTTCCTCTTGGGCTTGGAACTCTTCCTCTTCCTCTCCAGCCTTCACGGTCTCAGATCTGATCTCTTGCTCGATCTCGTCTGCAAAGACTTGAGCGGCAGTTGTTCGTTGAGGAGGTGCAACACGAGCGTAGCTGACACGCCATGTGACACCCCAGCCTTGTCCTGAGACATAGACTCCAGGACTGACTACGATACTTGCTTCCACTCGCTTGGGAAACACGTTGGTAATGTTGTCAATGTCTACTGCGACAGGCTTGCCTTGACTGTCTGTGACATCCATTGCAACTCGTCCATCGTAGACTGGAACTTTCATCTTGAGACTTGGAGGATACTTGCCAGTGGGAACCCACTCGCCATTAACCTTCTCAACACTTGGACTGATGAATTGCTTCATCGTGTCTTCGAGGACTGAACGAGATCGGCTCTTACCAAACCACTTGACGCTGTTTGTTTCGGCTGTGTCCAGTAGTTTGCTCTGAAGATCTTGTAGGAAGTTGTACAGTGTTCCTACAGTTCCACTTTCTCCAGTAGCACGTTCCTTTGCGAATGGATCACAACCTTTGAGTGTAAGACTGAGTGTGTAGTTTGTTCCATTCTCAGAGACACGGACATTGACGCCCATTGGATAGGTTGCTTTCTCAAGGCGGATCTGAAGAGATTGACCATTGTACTTGATTGGAACTGACTTGCCTCCGGCTTTGTTTGCACGGATGTCTCCAAATGAAATCTTGCTGACGTCGAGGTTAGAAGAAGAGATGATTGCGTTAGTGGCCATTGTATATGCTGTGTTATACAAGTCTAATCCAGGACAACCGAGAATCCGTTTTGACCGCAAATTTCCAGTTTTAAAGAGATACTGACAAAGAACACAATGCAAACATGTATGGCTGTCAAAAATATAAAAACGTTTGAACGTTGTTGCTCAAAGACACTACATGGATTTATCTTTTGTAATCGTCATGCTCGAATGCGAAGTCCAACGTTATGGATTGAAACCCTACGAGTTCATGAACCCAAAGTCATTCGAGCTCAAGCGTGTGTCCGTGGATGGATTGCACGATTGCGTCTACGGTTAGCCGGACCTGGAGTGTTATGTCGAAAGAACTTGATGAACGATGAGGAATTGATTACAATGACTGCAAAAGATCGTCAACATCCCTTGGACTTCATTTCATTTGAAGAACAAGGAAAAGTATGGTGGTTCTCATTCAGTTCACTCTGGAAGTGGTGTTCTCAATCTCCAGAACCGATCAATCCCTATACGAACGTTGCGATCGACTCCGATACAATGAAACGAGTGTATGAACTCTATTACTTCAAACGACGACATCGTGAAGCGCTTCCGTCAATACCTCCCATTGACAAACAGATCAATCAACTCTGTCATCTCTTTCATATGAATGGGTTTCTAGACGTACATCCATCCGAATTGATGCAGTATCAACGCTCTGAATATATTTCAATCTTCATGGTATTGAATCGCGATCTACAGTTCACACTTTCTGCAGAAGATCCGATACGACCTATGGTGTTGGATCTCTGTCGACATATGCACGATTCTAGGGTTCTAGCGTTGCCAGGCTCAGCGTATGTCCTCTATTCCTGTTCTACACTCCAATCGTTGATGGGACTTTACAAGAATCCATACACAATCGTTTTTCTAATTTTATCCGCATTGTATCGATGCTAAACGATTTACATAACCGCGGAGGGTAATAATCATAACAAACGCGTTAAAAATGTCCTCTTCTGCTTCTATTACTAAGACAAACAAGATGGCTGGAGACAAGAAGACCCAAAAGAAGACCGATGCCCCCATTGCACCAGCGGCCCCAGTCGCTGCAGCCGCACCTGCTGCCAAGGCCCCTAAGGCTAAGAAGGAGAAGGTTTCTGTCTCCAAGGCAGAGATCGTCGTCCCTGTTCTCACAACTGCAGCCCCAGTTGAAGCTGCTCCACAAAGCTCCGATGCACTCCTCACTACCCTCGCTGATCAGCTCAAGGCTCTCTCCACAGAGTTCACAAGCCGTGTCCGTGATGCAGTCAAGGCAACACAAGAGGCAGCCAAGCAGGCCAAGAAGGAGGCACGAGACTCCAAGAAGAAGCGCAAGATTGACCCAGCCACTCTCAACCCAGAGCAACGAGCAGCTTGGGAGGCTCGACGTGCCAACAATGCCTTCCTCAAGCAGAAGCCCCTTACCGATGAGTTGTGCTCCTTCATGGGTCTCAAGTCCGGCGACAAGCGATCTCAGACTGAAGTGACCAAGTTCATCTCTGACTACGTCAAGAGCCACAGCTGCTTCGACCCAACATTCAAGCGACGCATCTTACCCAACGCAGCACTTGCCAAGTTGCTCCGAGTGGATGACAAGACAGAGGTTACCTACCTTAACCTCCAACGCTTCCTCAAGGTTCACTTCAAGAAGGTCTAAACCACTGTTGTGATCAATTCGTGAGGCATCTCCAAATATAAAATCGTACTAAAAAACGGAGACAACCGACCATCGAGAACCAGCGCACGCTGTTTGTCGTTATCACGGAGTGTCGTTGCAATTCGTCTAAGGACTGCTTCTTTTTCAACAATAGGTTTGACACGAATCTTACAGGTGTTTCTATGCCAACCGCATAAGGAGGATTTAGAACATTTGTTCTTGTCTGTGAACTGTCCACACGGTGTTCGCACTTTATTCAAAAACTCAATTGGAGTCTTGGTTGTGTCTTCATACGCTTCGGCATTGAACCACTTCTTCAATTCCTTGTAGAGAGTTGCACGTTTTTGCACGATTGCATCTTTGAGCGTTCCATACTCTTCCAATTCAATGTCTTTCGATAACGAATACAATAAGAACTCATAGACTTCAGTTGCATAGGAAATCTCTTGAGCTAATCGTAGATCGGCTGCATTCGGCATTCCTTCGATCAATTGACTTTCTGGAATTCGGCGCATTGTTTCAAGCACTTCCTTGGGTTCGTCTCGATCTTCACTTTCCTCTGGCTGGATCGGAACACGTAGTCCAGACGTGAGCTCCAACTCTACAATTCGTCCAGTCACATCGTGAAGTTCGGATTGAACCTTAAACTTTGCATGTTTTGTAGTGGAAAGAAATGCACGAGCTGTGGATCCTAACGGTAAGTCTTGGTCTGAAACACTATGGAATCCTTCACGCACTGGAATGCCTTGATCTGGAGGCACAGACGAGGGTTGAATGGGAAGAACGATTTCCTTTGGAACCAAAACAGCTTGAATTCGCTTGAACGGATCTAAGATGACTTCATACGACGTTTTGCCTTTGGACAATAGCTCTTGAATGGCATCATTGAATGTTGGAAGTTCTATCGCACAGGCTTGCTTATGAAGATCTCGTACGATCGGTAGAACGGTTTTGAAGATGGGTTTTCGCAAGTCCGTTGTAAATTCACTCTTGAACCCTTTCTTGTCTCGGACACGTTCTACCTGAGCCAAAAGTCCATTCCCTATCAGTAGAAGTGTGCGACTCGATGCACCCACTGCATCGGACCAAAATCCACATTCCACTCGTGAAGTTTCCATATTGATACGAATAACCTCACATTTCAAGAAAGAGGTTACATATTCCAATTCTTCAAGAAACCCTAGTTCTCCATGTTGATATGCGTAATCAATTGAAGATACAAGTTGATCTAAATACGTCTCACCACGTCCTCGTTGCTTCCACGTTCGGAAGAAAGAACAACGCATGAGATTCTCTCGAGCCTCGGATGGACGAAGGATTAGAGTTGGATCGTTCAACAATTGTGGAAGTGTCTTGGAAGGTCGACCGACACCTACACGAAATAGATCCGATTCACCTGAAGATAATCGTCCTTTCTTGACAGTCGTTGCATACGTTGTTTGCAGTGAAAGTTGTTGAGCCATGGTTGGAGGGAGGTAGGCAAATCGCATTGCAGGTAAGTTCGTAGTTGTTGCGTCTAAGACGTAGGTTGGTTCATCATTGGATCCTGGAACCTTGGGTCCTCGAGGAGTTTGAAAGCAACATGGCATCTTTTTTCCGTTGATTGTAGACGAAGTTCGAAGATCGTCTGGATACTTTGCAGTTCCATCTCGCTTGATGATTGAAA